GATATTATATTCTTCCTTAGTATTATATAAAGATACACTTAATCCATTTCCAGTATCCCAAAGGGCACTTGCTGTGTATTTATGAGGATATTTAGAATCATCCCACTTAAAACACAATTTTGGTGGATAAATAGTATGTGTATCTGTTGAAAAATATTGTAATTCTCCAAAACTTGAAGTTGTGTTATTTTCGATACCGTTTGGTTTTTTTATTAGGAAACCATGATTTATAATTCCTATAGGGTGAGTTTGACTAACACATATACTTGCGCTCCATTTTTTTACTATATCTGTGACATTAAAGTTTGTATCTAAAGTATCACCTGATAGAAATTGTTGAGTAGAAGTAAACCCACTACCAGTATACCAAGTACCACCACCTTTAGTTAGTAAAGGATTTAAAATAGATCCTGTTCCTGTTTGGCCTGTTTCCCCACTCCCTGGTCCAAAACTTGAAGTGGCCCATTCTGTTTTTATAGTAGTATTGTTTCTATATCTCCAACTAGCTCCATTTGAACTGGTAGGTAAATTTGACCATCTTCCAGAACCTTCATCCCAAGAATGGGATACAGCATATACATTTACATTTAATGTATTTAATAAATTTTTAGGTTCTGCAGAGAAAAGCTGAAGAGATACTGAAGAAGTACCATTACTAAAAATATCTGTTGACCCCGTATTAATAGTGTCTGTTATTAGGTTTTGGATTTCTTCGTTTTTAAATTTAATTAAAATCCTTGAAGGATATAAAAGGTTATTTGTGGTTCCTCTTTCTTTAACTAATTCTAAAATTTCATCATTACCTGTGTTTAGTTCGTATCTATCAGGTTGACTATATAATGTTGTGTCCGCTTGTGGAAATAGAAAATAATATGCCATAATTAATAAGTTGTTACACGCCCTGTAATATCATTATCAGGGTATTTTAATTCAAATATACTTGGATCTAAAGAAGGATAAATAACATCTCTTAAAAGAGCACTTCCAAAATCATACCTATATTGAGAATATCCTACAGCGGTTCCACTTTTATTTTTAAAGTTTAAGCTTTCTACTGTTTGTACACCATCTACACCTCCTATAAGGTTTCTAACTTCGGCAAGAATAATAGGTTGATTAATTTGCCATTTATCTATTATAAAATAACTTTTTAACTCATTAATACAATCTAATATAACTTTTTGATTATTAAAATTTTTATAAGTAGTAATTTCAAAATCAATAGTAAAATTAATTACAAAAGCATCTTTTATATTAATAGCATCGGTTAATGTTCTGTGTTGTTCTAAATAAGTGGTTAAATTATTTTTAGTAGCTGTATTTAGAGTTTTTAGGTGTTTTCTATTGTCGTATCCTAAAACATATAAGTTCATTGCTAAAGGATTAGGAATACGATGTGTTTCTGTTGTTAATGGGGATATTTGGTCATCTTGAACTATATATGCTTTTGCTGCGCTACCAAATTGAGGAGGCATTGATAATGTTCTTATAATATAATCTTCTTTTGTAACTGTTCTATTTTGAGTAGAAAAATTAGCCATAGTATTTAATCTTATGTCTTCTATAGTATCACCACCCCCACCACCTCTAGCAGCTTCCTTATTATTAACCGTTATAGTACCATTTATAAAAGATTCCATTGCAGCATTTAAGTTAGGTTTTGTGTTTTTGGAGATAGTTCCTACTCTAGTAATAGTATTACTATTAACATTTGAATTTATCCCCCCTCCTACTATGTATGTTACTGTTAATGTTGTATTTTGAGGAGATTCCCCATATGCTTTTGTATATAAAAAGTTTGAAGGATCGTAAGCCTTATCTAATTTAGATCTTCCGTCTTTAATTCCTAGTCCTATATTATCAGGGCTAGGTATAATTTGTTCATCTGATTGTGTACTTGAACCAGCACCAAACTGGATTTCTATTTTGCCATTTGGTTTGCATCTACTTATAAATCTTTTAGGAACTTGTTTTAATTTTAGTAAATAAGGAGTATCTCCTTTATGAGCATCTAATTTAGGGTCATTAGAAGCATTATTTGTTACTTGTTCAAAAATAGTATCTTGAGCTAAATAATCTACTTCATGCCATCTATTACCATTTCCATCATAAATAGATTCAATTGATATTAAGTTAGTGTCAAATAAAGTTACTTTTTTAAATCTTTCTGCTTCTCCTATAGAAAAAGATTGAGTTTTTCTTTCTCCTGATATGGAGGGTACTGTTTTTTTTAATAAAAAATATTCAGGGTTGTTACTAGCATCATATTGATATATACTAGCAGTAACACCACTAAAAGAAGAAGAATAAGAAAAATCACAGTCTTCTGTTATATAAAATGAAGCTCCTCCATTACTTAAAAAAGTTGAATCTGCTTTTATTGTTAAGGCATAATCATAATCAGGTACATACTGGTTATCTGCATTTTGTTTAGAAGGTACTAAATGAGATATATCTAAATTTACAGCAGCCGCTGTTGTTGTTTTTGGTTTATACCCCATAGCATATGCCATATTGTATAAATTTTCTTTAGAAGGTACTAAATGAGATATATCTAAATTTACAGCAGCCGCTGTTGTTGTTTTTGGTTTATACCCCATAGCATATGCCATATTGTATAAATTTTCTTTATCTTGAGCTAAAGTTAAGAATGTTTCTTGAATTTGAGTGTCTGTATAAAAAGATAATACATCTCCTACATAAGCAGCCATCTCTAAAAACATCATTCCTGGGTTACCTTCACTAAAATCGTTAAAATTATTAGGAAAATAAGTTTTAGTAAAATCTATAAGTTGATTTTTAAAAGATGTAAAATCTTTACTTAAATATCTTACCTCTTTTTCTTGTGTTTTATTATTTGTTTTGTTATAAGCCATTTTATATAATTTTAACTATAATTTACTAGCATTTCATCTACTGAACCATCAAGTAAATATGTATAATTTATCTTTAATGAAATTGTATGTCCATCTTCGGATAATTTAGCACTAACACTATTTATTTCTACTGAACCTACCCATCGAGAAACCTGGGCTTGAACTTTATCTTTTAATATTTCTAAATCAATATTATTTTCAAATAAAAGATTTGCTAACCCTACTCCAAATTCAGGTTCTGATAGGTTTTCACCCGGTTTTGACAGTAATACATTTAATATATTTGTTTTAATCTGTTCTTTTTGTTCCGTTGTGCCTGTAAACATAGTTACTTCATTTAAAGGGAGGGCTACCCCTATAAATATTTCTTCACCAAGATCTAAAGGATCTATTCTTCTTGTTCCTTGTATTATAGGCATTATGGTCTTTTATTTTTATTTCTTTTATTTATTGCTTCCATTAAACCACTATAATCTCTAGTTACAGCGTCTACTACTTCTTTAGGAGCTGCTTCTACAGGCATATTTCCTATAGTAGAAAAATCACCTTCTACAGAAACAGGTGATCTTCCTGTATCTAGATTTGTATCCCCCATAGCTGTTTCATTTAATAAATCGTTTAAGGTATTATTTGATGTAAATTGTTGGGGTGTATGAGATTTTTTAATAGGGGGTTTATTACCCATAATTTTTTCTTTTAAAGAATTTTTTTGTTGTGGTTGTTCTTTGATTATAGGTTTAATATTATCACGTAAATCTTCTTTAAGAGATTTGATTTCTCTACGTAGAGCATAGTCAATTTCTTCTCTAACTATTTTTCTAATTAAATTTTCAAAGGTTTTTGCTTTCATATATCGTTGTGTTTGTTTATAAATATAACTAATTTTGAGGATTAATCACTTTGTATCCAGTAGTGTAGGCTTCTTTTAATTCTTCTACATTTAATTTAAAGATTCTTTTAAGAGCTTTAGTATGACCCGCTGCTTGAAATTGATTATATAGATCTTCATATTGTAATTGAAGAAAATCTAAATATTCATTTAAATCTTGGTTAGGATCAAAATTATCATCATCTCCATTATTTTCATCATCTTCATTTTCATTTCCTAAATTAAGACATCCTGTTTCTTTTTGTTGAGCTAGGGCTCTTAAAAGAGCTCTCATTTTAATAGCTTCTTCTTGTGCAGAAAATATCTTTTCCCTTAATTCATTAAGTTTATCTAATAGAGATATAGCTTTTTGTTTATACATTGCTATTATACCTGGTATAGCTATTAATATCATTATATAAGCTTTAAGTTTAGATTTAGCTTTTCTTTCACCTTTTTGTACTCTATCAATACCTGGACCATTTGCTGCGGGACCAGTAAAAGCCATTAGTAATAAAGGGGCTAAAGCTATTATATATTGTAAAGGTTCTTTAAAAGGTTCAATTATTTCTTTAACTTTTTTTATAGCTCCTAGAGGGCCTGCTTCTTCTTTGATAGGATTAAGTTTATCAATTAATTTGTCCATTTTAAGTAATCCTTTGCCTAAAATTTCTTCTATATTTTTTAATTTGTTATCTAATAAGCTAAATTCTTTGTCATATTTTTCAATTT